CGCCATCCTCGACGCCATCGGCCTGCTCGCAGTCGGCATCGTGTGCTTCGGCATCCCGACACTTTTCTTCGTCGCAATTCAGTAAACAGGAGACTAACCAATGACCACTCGATCAACCCCCGACGAGATCGCCTTCCTTCTGGGAGCGATCCAGCGAACCGAGAAGATGGCGTCTAATATGCTGGAAGAATACGGCCACGGTGTGCGCCCGTCCTTCGTGTCAGCCGACCTCGCAGACTACGGCGACCGCATCAGCCGCTACAAGGCAGAGATCGCACGCTTGGAGGCAGCACAGCATGGATAACGCCCTTAGACGCGCAGTTGCAGACGCTGCCATCATCGGACCCATCATCGCAGCCGCTGTCCACAACGTCAGCCTCTGCGCACTCTACGCAATCATTAATCAAACCAAAGGTAAAAACCAATGACCCTCGCAACCATCACAATCACAAACAGCCTGCCAACTGACACTGGCTTCGCGCTTCGCCAAGACGACGGCTCGTTCTCCCAAGTGTTCGTCCCATCACATATTATGCGCGGCGTGGGCATGTCCGTCGGCCACACTTATGACGTGGTCCTCATTGAAAACACGGAAGCCCTGCGTGCGACGACGCCGTGGCGCGTCATCCAAATGGACGTCGCACCCGTGAACGGCCAGCAGCCAGCGCCAGAAAAGACAGCGCCAAAGCCCACTCCATCTGCCCTGATCGACGACAGGATTTTTGAGCAACTCAGCGCTTCGCTATACATGACCACGGGCGAGATCACGACGGCGCTGGGTGCCAGCGGAACGATAGTTCGGGATCGCCTGCTGGCGATGTTCAACCGCAACCAGATCGTGCGTGCAGATGTTCATGCGCGGCCAAATTTGCAGCGTGCCACGATGTGCCTCTGGGCCATCGACATTGACGCATTTATCGCAGAGGGAGAATGAGAATGTCCAACGGCATAAACGGGTCAGAATCCCGCACGATAAACAAGCATATCATCAAACTAGCAAATGATGGCAAATCTATTGCACAAATCGCGGACGGGGTTAACATGACCAGCACTGCCGTCGCTTGCCGCATGACGACCCTGATGCGCAACGGTAAATTGAAGCCTTACTCCGAGCGCACAGGGCGCATCAACACGGAAGACGGCAGGTATCGCATCCTGCGCAAGCGCTACAGCCGCAACACGGGCAGCATAATGGAAATCCTGACGAGCATCACGTTTGACGAGGCGTCGTGGATTTACAAAACGGCTCCAGAGGGTCTGACTATTGCTGAGTGGATCGGCGTACTATTGCGCGACGTGATCGCAGAGGAGAACGGACAATGATAAACGCATTTAATTTGGACAGATCGCTGGCGACAAAGCACGAAAGTTTGATCGGGCGTGCGATGCAACGACAGGCGAAGTCGGAGGGTCACTTTAAGGGCGCACCAAAGAAGGCCATGACTAACATGGGCGCGCGGGCTGACGGCACGCGGTCTCTGGGGGAGATGTCACTTGCGCACTTGCAATCTATCTCGCCAGCGCGGATGATCCTGACAGACATCACGAAGGCCGTCTCTGGGTCGGAGTTGCCGACGTCGCGTTACAGCGTCAAATACGCGCTGCAAGGGCTGATCAACCGTGGGCTGATCCAGCACGGGTTCTATCGGCGCAACCTGATCGAATACTGGTTTGAAGTGGCGGAAGACCTATGACGCCCCTTATCACGATCTTGCTCGTCCACATCGGTGCGAACACATACAGCACGACTTACCCGTCGCAGATGGCGTGCGGAGAGGCGCTGGTCGCCATAGCAGAGGCCACGCCACCGCTCGGTGGGCGCAAGACCTACGCCCAATGCGTGCGCACCTACGCTCCCAGCCAGTCGATCAGGCCGCGTGCAAGAGGAGACTTGTAATGGCTGACGAAGACCTGACACCCGCAGACGCGGCAGTGCTGAAATACTTGCGACAACGTGTAGACCGATTGCAGGATGATCGCTGGCGGGCGGGCGCTCGTCCCAGCATCGTCAACGAACTGCAAGTTGCTATGCGTGACCTGCGCGAGTTTACGTCAGCAAAACGGCAGCAGGGGTTCAACATCTGAGAGATCGTGTGGGGCGCAGTTAAAATGAGTTTTTCAGATGTAGCGCATTTGGTAGACACGTTTTGACCAGACAATCGCTTTGCAGCCATTGAGCGCCCCACGTCACAGCAATAGCAAAAGGAGAGACCGATGCAAGACGAAAAGACAACAGTGACGATCCGAGGCAAATCTGCTTCGTCATATCCAGAGCCACGCAAGTTCGCAGTAAGCCTGCCCGCGACACCGTGGGACAATGAAAAAGATGAACTAAACCCCATGATCTACAAATCATAAACAGATTTTATGATCTGCACGCCATACCAACAAGGCGTATAAATAGGAGAAAGCAATGGACAATGAATTGAACAGCGAACACAGGAACGTCCGCAGCGGTGTGCTGGCGGAGGCCGATACGCTCATCAACGGCGAGCGTCAAAAGCACTACGGCACGCCGCAGGAGAACTTCGCGGCCATCGCGCAAATGTGGTCAGCATATCTCGGCATCAGTGTATCACCCGCCGACGTTTGCAACCTCATGGCGTGTTTGAAGATTGCCCGCCTGCGTAATGGCGCTCACAGGGACTCATCGGTTGACGGATGCGGCTATCTTGCGCTGGGCCATGAACTAGACGCCAACAGCTAAATCACGCAGCGTCTCGGTCAACGCGGCAGGCGTAAAGTCTGCCGTTTTGATCCTGACAAACGACTGCTCAAATAGCGGATCGTTGCCGCGCACGAACAGCACAGTCGGCCCGTGCTTGCCGTCGATGCACAGCGCAAACCAGTCTGCGCTGCTGTTGCCTATGCGGAACCCCGCCGACGCGCCTCGCGTCGTGTAACACGTTTTGACTTCGATGGAGATGATCCGACCATCTGGTCGCACGGCGACGACATCAAACAAGCCGTCTGACCGTGTCGCCTCAAGGCCCGCACGCTCCAGCAGGTAGCAAACGTAATACTCGCCGGACCTGCCGACGGATGTCGCTTGTCGGCTCACTGGCAGTTATCGGCCCACGTCTCATTGTGAATGACAATGCCGACCAGCAGATCACGATCCGCTTGCATCAGGCTGTCGATGGTCTGCGTGCTGCCGAGCCATAGCGGGCCAGCAAGGTCGCAGTAGTTACCGTTTGTCGGCGTCTGGGCGCAGCCACCTAGCTGCCCGCTCAGAAAGGCCAACATCGCCCAACGTCTCAATCTCATGCTCGATCTCTCTTTTTCGCAGTGCCGCGTCAAGGCGAACCTCTGCCTGCCTGCGCGACATCTCATTCAACTTGGCGTCGGCGTATGCAGACCGCCAGTGCAGCAGGCCAGCGACGAATGCAAACAGGGCCAGCGCGTAGATTTGCAGACGCAGGGTCATCGAACGCCCGCCGACCAATGCCTGATCCGCTCGCGCATAATAAACAGTGCCAACGCGCCGATCACAAAGCATCCGACCAGCGCAATGATCTGCGCAGTGCCGTCGAGCGAATTTAACGCCCCTACAGCGCCGCCAACGGCTGTGGCACCCTGCACGACACTAGATTGCACCGTACGGCTCTGTGCGGCGCTCTGGCGGCCCTGTGGTGCTTCTGCTGGCACGACGGGAACTGGCGTCCAGAATAAGGCGACTTCGGCATCACGTCGGCGCACAAGACCAGCCAGCACCTTGCCACCAGCTTTGTTCCAGAGTTTGATCGCGGCTGCGGCTTTTGCTTTTTCTCCACTGTTGAAGTGGCGAAGACAACTGCTTTTCCGGTAGCCCGTCATCCCGATGTTGTATGCCAAAGAGACCATTGCCGCGAACTCGTTTTCATCGACGGGGGCCGTGATGACAGCTTCGACGCCCGCAGCGAACTTTGCGACGGCTTGCTCGAGATACCATTCGGCTTCGGCTTCCGTGATAGCCATGCCAGCCTCTGGCTTGATGCCGACGCCAGCGCTGGCTGTTGTGCCGTAGCCAATAGTCCAGACGCCTGCTGGGCATTTGTATGCCTCCAGCCGCAGTCCCTCAAACTCCTTGATTAGATCAATGCCAGCTTTGTTGACTTTCATGTTCAGCCTTTCAGGTGATTAAATGCGAACGCAATTGCGCCTGTGACAACAATCCAGAACACCCGCTCGGCGAAGCGTAACGCTTGGCCATTGCTGCCGACACGGCTTTCAACCAGCGTCAGGCGTCGGTTCTGGCTGCTCTGGTCCGCGTCGAGTGCATCCATCCGCTTGAACAACGTAATCATGCGCTCTTCCATTCGGGCCAATGCCACGATGGCGTCGCCGACTTGGTCCAACTTCTTCTCAATGCGCTCAAGGCGGGCGTCGTCGCTCATTGGTTAGATGTCCTTGATGCGAAATGCGGCAAAATCGCCGTCCATTAGTTTGCGCTTACAATACACTGCAAACTCTTTTGTGCCAATGCCCGCGCCGCATTCACGCGACCAAGCCTCGGCGATGACAAACGGGATGCTGCCGATCTTGCGGACGGCGGCATGGCCAAACATTGACGGAGCCGCGTCGGCCTCGTGCTTGTTCTGGTCGATCAGGCGCTGAACGTCCTGTGACCGCGTGACGCGCATGGTGCCGTCGCTGTCGAAGCTGTATTCCTCAGATACCTCAGTCAGCATTTGACTTTGCCTTGGGCTTTAGTGCCTGAAACTTTTTATTCTCAACCTTTGCGGCATTCACTTCAACGGCCAAGCCAGACTTGACCAGCGCGGCGCCAGTGACGTCGGCCACTGTGGTCTCGTAGCCAGATGCCTGCTGCTTGCCGTCGAGCCAGATGCCACGGCTATCAATCAGTTTAATCTTCATGGGAATGTCCTGTCGTCGTTAAGGGGGTAGGGAGGTCACGATGTGACCCCCCCTGTTAGTGTAGGCTTACAGCGCAGGGTTGATGTCTGCGATGACGCCGTGTGCCTTCTCTGTGTCAACCTGAAGGCCATACTCGGCAGAGATCAGGCGGCGCTCAGAGTGACCTGTGCGAGCCAATGGCTTCTGCTTTGTGTTGGACAGGTAGGCCATGCGAGCCTGCGACGGGTCGAGAACAAACACGTCACGGGAACGTACAAAGCGCGACGGTACGATCTGAAGCTCGCCGAAGTCGGAAACGTAAATATCAACTGCGGCAACGACTTTCTTGTCGTCAACGTTCTTGAACTTTGTCGCCGAACCAGTGAACGTGGAGCTGATCTTCTGCTTCACGCCAGAGCCACAGAGAACCATTGTTGGCTCTGCGCCTTCGTCCCAGCAGGATGCGATCACGCCCTGAAGCATGTCCTCAGTCAGCGCACGAAGTGTGCCGTCTGTGGCTGCTGCGTTAGGGTAGCCAGCGGTTGTGCCGGAGAGCGTACCGTTTGCACCGCCAACGCCACGATCCACGTTTGTGCGCAGGAATGCGGACAGGGACGCAGTCTCGCGTGCAGTGCCGGAAGAACCAGCAACGGCTGCGTTGTTGTCGCCAACGATCATGGTTTCCATGTCGCGCTTCATTTCCTTCAACTTATAGGCGAGTTGCTTTGCGACGCGCTGTGCATCGCCAACGCCGTTGACGGCTTCGTTCGTGTCAGACACTTCGACAACTTTGTCAGAAATCTGAGTGTAGTTGGCCAGACGCACTGCGTTGGTCGGTGCGTCGTTTGCTGGGGCGTTTTCGCCTTCCACAACGCGGTTTGTCGAGGACGCAGCCGCGAGGTCAACTGTGGCCCACTCGAAGTAGGTGTTGGAGACGCTCTTCGTGCCAATGGCAGACATGAAAGGTGTCTCCGTGGGGCTGATGCTCACGAGGGCGTCTTGGATGTTTTCTTTGATGGTTGAGACGTTATATGTCTCGTTGGTATTTGCTGAAACGGCCATGATAGGCTCCTGTTAACTGAGGAGAAATTTTGCAACGTCATCGACGCTGCCTGTTTTTCTCATTCGGGATTGAGCGTCTTTTGCTTGCTTGGCCTCAGAGGCTTGGGCGGGGCGGCGGACGCCGGGTTTAACAACTGGTCGAGCGGTTTCGGCACGCTGGCGTGCGACCCCGGCAGCCTTCTGTTGCTCACGGAATTTAATCGCGTCGGACAGAACAGAGAGTCGGCGAGCATCGCCTTCGCTGGTCAGTTCGTCGGCGCTAAATCCATACTCATCAATGCCAGCCTGCACCATTTTGTCCCGATATTTTGACGCCGTCTTAGGGTTGGCAAATTCGGGGACACGCTCCTGCAGGATTTGCATTTGCGACTGTAGGTACGCTTGGTGCTGACGGCTTTGGTCTGCGCGTTGCCGCTCAGTTATCGCCGTCATCTGCTGCTGCTGCTGCTGGTATTCGGCCATCGCGTCGTCGTGCGAGAGTTTGGCTTCCATGTAACCGATGGGGTCTTGCTGGAATAGCTCACGCGACGGGGGCTTTGGCGGTGTGAGAACCTGTCCGCTCTCCGCACGTTGGCGGAAGTCGGCCAGAAACTGGCGCTCTTGCTGAACTTGGGAATACTCTTCCTGCATTTGCTTCTTAGCTTGTGCGAGTGTCTCCAAATTCTGGTTGATAAAAGCCTGACCCGAATAGCCACGCTGAAGCTCAGTGAGGGTGACCTGCTTGGGCTTGCCGTCAACCTTTACGGTAAACAGTGCCTGTTCTGGCTCCTCTGGCTCATCGTCCTGTTCGATGTCTTCTTCTTCGTCTTCGACGTCGTCGGCGTTGTCTTCCGTCGTATCGTCGTCAGCCTCCAATTGCTCGTCGGCTTCATCTTCGTCGCTGGCCTCTACAATTTCGTCTTCGGGGGCTTCAACCTCTGGAGACTCCATCAAAGACGCTGCGACTGCGTCGATAGAACTGGTGTCGGTCATGTCACTCATGGTCCCGATCCTTTCAGTTTACGCTCAAGCAGTTTCCAGTCGTCAACAAAACGCTGGAGTTGCCGCTCAACGAGCGATAGCGCCAAGACTGCCTTGCGCGCTTCCATTATTTCTTCGTCGGTAGCCGTGGGGTATAAGAATACCCCAATGCTATCCTTCTTTAACACAGAAAGAGCTTCCGTGAAAACCTCATCAGCTAGGATTTGCTGAGCGCGGGCCGCTTTGACCGCCGGCTCCATTATGCGCCACCCTGCATCATGCGCTGGCGCTCCTGCTCGGCTCGGATTGCCTGCTCGTTAGCCTGCATTCCGAACTTTCCCTGCAATTCGACGTTTTTCAGTATCATGTTCTGGTACATCTCATCGCGCTTGCGGTCATCTTCCATGATGGCCTTCTGGGCATCAAGCTGGACGCGCATTGCATCGCTCTGCGACTTGGTCTGCGCCTTGATCTGCTCGGCCTGCATAAAGGCCATCGCCTGCGCATCCTGCGGCCCCTGCTGGCCCTGCTGCTGCGCCTGCTGCGCCTGCTGCTGTGCCATCTCCTGCTCACGCTCCGCCGTAATCGGCTGGAAGTAGCGCTCAGAGTTACGGATGCCTGCGCTGGCCATCATGTCGGCCACCGTGTTACGGATGTTCACCAGAGACACGACGCCGTTGCCGGGGCCATACTGGTTGTAAACCTGCATCTGGAGGCCGAGAACTTCGCGATATGCTGCGGCTTTCTCTTCTTCGCGGCCAGTGCCGAGGCCGACATTGACCGACAGGTCCATCGACGTGTTCCAAGCCCGTGGGTCCACTGACGTGAACTCACCATTGAGGCGCATGAACTGTGGCGCGTCGGCGTGCTTCACGATCAGCTTGAGCAGCAGCTTGAACATGGTTCTCATGCCGCCCTCCGCAAAGTTGCGTGCCATCACCTCAATCTGCCCTGCGGCGGCCTGCACGGTGGCCTGCACGGCTGCTTTGGTGGTTGACTGTAGGCTGTCAGGAGCCAAGCCCATAGACGCACGAGAGACGCCCGTCTTGGACTCAATCATCTGGTCGAAATACTGTGCCGCGCCCAACGTCTGGCCCGCAGTGAACGGGATGGCGAACGGCACGACTGCGCCCGGCTGGCGCATGCGAATGATGCCGCCGACCTCGTTATTGAGGACGTCATCCATGTCAGCCTGCCCCTCAACCACGCCGATGCGGGGCGTGTTGGTCATGGCCACGTTATCCAGTACGCCACGGATGATGGACGTCGCCGCGTCCTGATCGTCCAGAAGCAGGTCAGCCAGCGAATTGCCCCAGAACGAATGGGGGACGGGGTCACACTCAAACACGGCAAACGGAATTTGGTCGCATGGCTCCGCCGACAGCAACTTGTAGCTGTTGCCGCCCATGATGACCCGGTGCAGCGTTGGCGATCCAGTACCGTCGGCGTCTACGCGCATGTAGGCTTCCGTCACCCACACGCTCTTCATTGACGGGTCAATGGCGTTCTCGTCTTCGTCTGGGTTAACTGTGTAGCCGCGGCGCTCGTCGTCCTCTTGGTTCAGGCTGTCACGCCCGCCAAGGTCAACGACGTCGTCATACTCAAAGCCCATGTCAACCAAGTCGCCGACGCGCATCTCGCTGCCGTGGCCGACGCAGTAGCAGTCGTCGATGGATCGTGCGTTACGGTCGATAAAGAAGTCTTCTGGCGGAATGGACATCATGCGAATGTCGCCTGCGGATGACCGACGGATCAGCTTCACGTCGTGCGTCGTCGGCTCTGGCAGTCCCATACCGTCGGCGATAATCACGCCAGCCTCCATCGAGTGTTCGATCACTTCGACGTCGGGGTCGGTGATGACCGCAGAATACTGCATGTCGTCTAAGCCCGTGAACGTGTGGATTTCCGACGTGTCGCGGTCCTCGTAAAACACCTTCACAATGCCAGCCTTCTTCAGCAGTGCGTCGTGGAATGCGTCGGACAGGATGCGAAAGCCGTTCATCTCGTTGAACTTGTAGTTGGCGTAGGTCGTCGCCTGTTCCGCCATCTGCACGTCCTCTGGGCCAGATGGCACATACTCAACTGGTCGGCCCGATGACAGGAATACCCGCATCAGCGACGGCTTTACTGCGCGGATCGTGTCGCGAACTTTCGTCGCCACAATCTTGCTGCGGCCATCCTCGTAGCCGAGGTCAGTCTTGCCGTCGAAGTATCGCTGCGCCTTCACGCGGCCCTCGGTCAGCTCTGCTTCGATGAAGTCTACGGCGTCCGTAATTGCGGCCGACGCGATTGACTCAATCTGATCCTCGGTGAGAGCCTTAAAGCCCTGCTCCTCGGCTTCGACTTCGCCTTCGATAGCGTCTTCGAACAGGTCGAGAATGTCGGCGTCGTCAATCATGTCTTCGGGGTTCATGTGTTGTCCTTACTGGCCTGCGGGCGTGTCAATTGTCATTCTCATCGGATTATGCTCTGCCTGTCGGCGCTCTGCCGACGCTCCTCGCGTTACGCCAGACGTGCCGCCACTAAACAAAACCCCTGCCAACATTCTTGCCAACTGATCCGTTTGCGCGTCCGTCAGCGCCTGCCCCTTCATTGCAGCGTCAAGAACTCGCAAAGATATAAGCGCATCTTCGCCCCTCTTTTCGGTCAATGCCCGCGCAATATCTTGGAAAATACGCTGCCGCTGCTTCGCTGTGTATTCAGATGTCTGGCCCGTTACCGATTGGATCAGAGCCTTTGTCGTGTTAATAGCCTCGCCCTGCATCGCTTGGCCGACGACCCCCGGTGCGGTTATATCGTTAACCGTACCCTTGATGGCCTCTCGGCCTGCTGTCTTGCTGTTCTGGGACATTGCGGCTCTAATCGTTGCCGACTGCGCAGCCTCGTCAAGTTGAGCAAACAAAGCCGGAGCCTCGTCGCCTAGCAGCATCGCCATTTTGCTTCTAGCACTATCGCTGCTCATAGCGGAAAGGGCCGACAAAGCCTGCCTCACGTCCATATTCGGGTCTGATGGAATTGCGCGAACATTTGACACAATTTCATCAATTTGACCGCGCAAGCCAGCCTGCGCCGCATAGATTTCTGGCGGGTCTGCCCGCCTCACAAACTCGCTAACCGCGTCCCTCGATGTCGCGTCGCGAAGAAGCTGAGTGCCAAAATCAACCGCGTTCTTGCGAGTTATCGCGTCTGACGCCACATTCAAAGCAGTCCCATATTCCGGCACTGCTTCTTTCAACAAGTCGCGGGTCTCAGTGGCACGGATGCCAGCCTCGCGCCCAAAATCTGTTTGACCGCCCAAAAGCCCCAGACCGTCGTTGGTGCGATAAATCTCATCCAACGAACGCTTAATCTGATCAACGTCTCGCACAGTTTGCATCGGGTAAGCATTGGACGGGGCGTCGGGAGCCGTCAGCAACCCGCGCTGAGTTGCTTCGGCAGCCCCAAGCGCGTCACGTCGGGCAATATATTCAGGCTCCAAGCTAAGAAGCTCAAGATAATCAGCCCGGTCCGTGGCGTTGTCGATTGAATTTGTCGGAACGCCTCTACCCTCATTGGCCAGCGCCAAGTAGATATCTTCTGGGTCGGCATAGTTTCCGCTTGGTAGCATCCCGTCAAACAATTCGCTCGCGACAAGGTTATCAACATCCTTCATGCCGCCAACCCTAAATAGAGCTGGGTGCGTTTGACTTGTTACGCCACGACGGCGCAATTCTTCTGCTGCAACACCTGACGGATCAATCCCGCCCATGCGCTTAATCTGTGCTGTAAACGGTTTCTTAGCGCCGCCACCTGATGCGTCCAACGCCTCAAAGAAGTCTGCAACCTCCTTAGCCTCCGCGCTTTGCGCCGCGCCCCTGCCTGCCTGTCCGCTAGGGAAGGTAATTTCTGGGGCAAAATCAGCCGAATAATCAGGGAATGTGCTAGACGACCTATTGGCCATTCGGGCATTCCGCGCGGCACGGGTTAAAACCTCTGGTGGAGTTGTTTCTAGCAGTGCCCGCAATTCAGCACCGGCAGGAGAAAACCAATCAATTTCCTGCCCAAAAGCCGCGTCATATACAGCCTTGCGCTCTGCCGCTGTCCCTTGAACAATACCACGTCGAAGCGCCTCTGGGTCGCTGGCCTCGCCTAGTGCGCGGTTTAATGCCTCAGTAACCTTTGAGCCCGATCGGGACATGCGCGCGTCAATAGCGCCGCGCACATTCTGACCAGCGGTTCCTCCTGATGCGGCCGTTGCGTCAAGCAATGCCTGCGCGGCCTGCCCGGCGTCCGCAAGCATAGCCTCACCGCCTGCGCGGTTTAAATTTGCAATGGCTGCGTCAATGTCGCCGCCTTGATCAAACGTATTCTTGATGACCTTCGCAGCGTTCTCTGAAATGTTAAACTCACGCGCAATTTGTCTCACGTCACTGCGACGGAATAAACCAATAACATTCCCAGCAACCTCAGAAACAAGTGGGGCAGCAGCGCCGAATGCCGCACCAGCAGTAGCGCCAATCGCAGCGCCGCGGCCGCCTTCTGCCACGCGCTCTTGCGCACTGGTGCCTTCGCCTGACCCGTATATGCCGCCTTCAATGCCGCCAGTAAGGCCGCCCGCCGCAAGCCCACGCAACACTTGTGAGCCACGGCTGCCTGCGCCCACCGCAGCGCCTAAAGCCCCAGCCACCGCTTGCGGCGCAGCAAGCGTTGCCCCAACCGCCGATGTAAGTCCGCCAGCAAGGTTCAGGCCCAAAGTCTCGCCGGGACGCTCCCGCTGCATGGCGCCAGAGAGCGTTCGCATTCCCGCTGTCGCCTCTGGACCCGCAATGGCCCCCACCATCTCATCTATACGGGAGCCGATAAAAGGCGCGCCCCGCGCAAACTCACCAGCGCGCGCTGCGTATGGGTGCTGGGCCAACACCATCTTGTCGCTCTGCTTCTGAGCAATATCCTCCGGTTCAGCCCCAGCCAAAAACTCCTCAATGGCCGCTGGGGATATGCTGCTACCGCCCGGACGCATCAAGTGCCGACGGCCAGTTGCACTTTCCAGCACGCGCGTGTCGCCACGCTGGGCAATAACGCGCAGCGCGGTAGACGCAAAGTCTGGGGCGCTTGCCATAGCCAATGCCTCTTCCTTGCTAGTCGCGCGGACCTCAAAGTTAGCGTCGCCAATTCTGACTGGATATGACTGCTTGACCGGCTCACTCATAGAATTGGCTCCCCAACGGAAATGTTGTTAGATGGGCTTGGGGCCGCGGTCGCCGCCCCACCGTAGTAAACCTGACTAGCAACAGGATCATTTTCAATTAGACCCATAATTCGTTTTATGTCTTTAAGGTTGCCAGCCAAAACCTTGGGATCAGTTGACTGCTGCAAACTGCCGTATGCCGACATAAGCAAGTCAAGTTCTCTCTCGGTCACCGCGCCCAACGCAGCGCCTGTTTTTGACGCAGCGCGCATTTTAGCAAGCTGGTCAAAAGCAATAATAGATTGGATTGCTTTGACCTCATTCCTAAACGTGACAGCCTCTTGGTTTATACCTGCCGAGCCAAGAAGGTTCCCCACAATGCCCGCTTCTGGCAGGTCAAATAAGCCGCCCGTTTCAAGCATCCCAACAAGCTGGTCTACTTTTTTGTCAACTACGCTGCCCTGTTGACCAGTCTGCGCGGCAGCGGAATCTTCACGTCTCGCTGCGTCGGCTGCGGATGCGTTTACCTCAGCTTCAGCCCTGCTGCCGGGAATAACTTCCGCGGCGCCAGTTTCAACGTTAAGGCGCTCGCCCGGTTCCAAACCATACTTGGCCCCATAGAGATAATTCCCAGTGCCAATGTCACCTGTATTAACTGTCGTTCCGCCTTGGCTCATGGCCCTAAACTTTTCGGCCGCCTCTGGGCCCTCTGCCGCAAGGATGCGCTGGTATTCTGCATAATTCTGCATCGCAGCAGTCTGGTCTGGCTTCGTAGAGACGGCCTTCTGATAAGCCTGCAACACGGCAGCAGGGTCACCGCCAGCATTCAGCATCTCAACAAATGTTTCACCGCCGGGCTGCTGTGACAGCCACTGAGCCGTCTTGCTTGCCCGCTGCGTAAGGTCGCGCTGCTGACGGCTTGCTTGGATACGACCTGACAGTCCCTCGTCTGGGCGTTGCCGCAGCGTGTTTGCTGCCATCGCGAGGTTGCCCATTGTGTTTTTGAACTGGTCGCGCTGGTAGAACGACATCGCCGTCTGATCATGCGCCGACGGGTCACGCTTCTGGATACCCATCATCTCAAGTATGCCCTTCGGGGCTTGCTGTGTCGGCGTCATTGGCTGTGCCATCGGCTGTGATCCTCGTGTGCTTGCCCTGCTCTGCGGAGCGCCAAGAATGGTTGAGACGTAATTCTGCGTCTCCTTAAAAGGCGGAATGCCGCCGTGCTTGCGCACGTTGCCGGGGCCGGCGTTGTATGCGGCCAATGCCAAGTCAGGCTGGCCGAATGTGTCTAGCTGCTGACGGAGGTAGCGTGCGCCACCAGTCAGGTTCTGCGTCGGGTCACTTGGGTCGACGCCAAGGTCACGCGCCGTTCCGGGCATCAACTGAGCCAGTCCCATCGCGCCAGCCGGGCTGACTGCGTTTGGGTTGAAGCGGCTCTCTTGGTTGACTAGGCGAAGGAACAGGTCGACCGGTACGCCTTCCTGTTGTGCTATCTGTGACGCCAGCGCGCGGTAGTCCATTTAAGAACCCATCGACCCAATGGCCGTCATGTAATCCCAAACGCCCGGTTTGTAACTTTCAGTGTTAGTTGATCCAACCGGAGCCGCCGCCGACGCACCTGTCAGAGCGCCCAAACGCTTGAACGGGTCTTCGTACTGCCGCATGAAGTCGCCATACTGGCCAGCGAGTTGCGCCATCTGCAAATTCTGATCCATGCCGCCAATTCCAGACAGGCCAGCCGCGCCCTGCGCCAGTGCGCCTTGCTGTGCGCCAAACTGGTTCATCGTTGCCGCCTGCGCCTCGTTGTAGCCCTGACGGTTCAAGTCGGCGATCATCTTGTCACGGCCCAAGCCGTATGCCGCCGAACTTTCACCCTCGTAGACGCCGCGCCGGCTGCTGTCGAACGCGCCCGAACCGATGATGTTGGCTTGCTCGCCTACCATCTGCTTCTGGCGCTCGCGATCCATCAGGGCCAACGTCGGGTCCATGACGTTCTGCGTGTAGGCCGACATATTCTGCTGTGTGAGGGCGTTCCAGTCCGCGGGGGTGTAATTGCCCGCTGCGCCAGCTTGGCCATACATGCCAACGGCTTGCGTGCTGTAGTCGCTCAAGCCTGGCGCGTATTCGCCGCCGTAACCCTCGAAGGAGCCACTGGCCACGTTTGACGCCGCAGGGTTAACTGTGTTGGCGAAGTAATCTACGCCCGGACCAGTCGGCGTGGTGGTGTTTGTGGTTTTACTTTGTCCCAAGACTAAAGCTCCATTTCATAGGCGACGTGCTTTGGGGTAAACATATACCTTTTTGCGAGTTTTGACCACCCTGCGCGCGCGTGTGTTTCTATTGCGTCGTAACCTGAGAGGCGGGAAACGCGGGCCAGCTCGCCCAGCGCACTTTCCGACCACAGGTCAGCCCGCTCGCCGCCGATCATCTCGATGACCATCACGCGCTTGCGGGGGTAATTCTTGTCGGCTGTCGTCATCGCAGCCAGTGGCTTCTCGTCAACGTAGATGCCCCAGAGGCGGGACGTGCCGTCATGCAGCCAGTCTAAAATGTCGCCCATCCCGCACTGGTCAGCCACACGCTTCTGCGCCAATTCGATCATCGGAGCAAACGTCGACCAATGCTGGTCGATCAGGTCGACGGGGACCAATCGCATGTCAACTTTGTGCGTCATGCGCGTATTCTCGTGATTGATAGCGTCACCGACGGAGACGATGGCAAAGTGGCGGACGGGGTGGCGACAAGTTGCCCGCTGAGATCGTCCACCTGCCAGATGATTTCAATGTATGACCCGGCGGAGATTGTGAACGCGATTGTGCGCGACACTACAGTCGTGACCCCGTTGGCCTTGGTGTTCGTCGTGATCCGATTAAACGGAACGTCAGCGCCGTCAAGTCTCGGCCAGAAGTTAAACTCAATTGCGTTGGCGCTCGTGGCGAGAATCTGCGCCGAGAATGCGAGCAGGTAGACGCCGCCCTCGTCGAAGACAATGCGCGACGTTGGCGTGCCGAGGTGGATGCCGTTGTCAAACAGCGGCGTGTCCATCGTGATTGCGTATGGCGTGTTGATCGCCGCCGCCGTGACGGTGGTCGTTTTGACAAATTCGGCGTAGCCGTCAGCCATCACTAGTTGACGCCACACGCCGTCCTTGGACACCACAGGGTAGCCTTCGACGCCGTCCCACAGCATGACGCCGTCCTCGGCCGCCGTGTCGCTCTGCGTCTTAAATTGAAGTCGCACGAGTGAACGCGACAGGAACGCCGATAGCTGGCGCGCCCACACTTTCCAATCTGGGCCGACGGGTGGCGGGGCGATGGCACTCATCGGCCGCCGCCCTGCTTCACATCAAATCTGAACTTACCGACACGCCACGACGTCTGCGTGTTGGCGTCCAAGCGCATCCTAACCTGACGGCCCTGCACGCGCACGGATGTCGGGTTGGTCAGCGTGTAGGGGCCGTGCGTCGTCTCGTCGGCGTTAGGGTATAGGCGCGTCTTCAGCGTCATCGTGACGTCGCCAAGGCTTAATTCGTCCGGGATCATTTTCGTAATCACCGCCAAATTATCGCCAGCACCAATGCGGAAGGGGCCAGTCTCAGCGTAGACGGGCGAGCCGTCGTAGTTGAAGCCAGTCTCGTGGTTGTAAATGCGGCCATCCTCGCTGGCCCAGATCGGCGCGCGGAAGACGCCACGGTCAAACCCAGCACTACGGGGGAGCGACCCAATCATCCAGTGGCCTGCGGCGTAGTCGAATGCCACATATCGGTCGCAGTCATTGCTTGTGGACGACGGGTAGAACCACCAAATTTCGCCGTTCTGGCCGTTGGTGACTGCCCAGCACTTGCTGATCTGCGCAGGGTTGATGTCGTCAAATACAAAGTCAGTCACGGAACATGGGATTTCGCTCACGCTTGACCCGTCGTATGCGAAGAAGCCGCGTTGGCCCATCCACATCACGCCGCGAGGTGTGTCGGCCAGCGCCTTGCGAGCGACTAGGCCACAGGACGATCCCACGCGGTCGAATTGGAACACAAACGGCGCGCCGACGTAGACTGCTCGGTGAGCGTCCTGATCTGTCAGGATGAATGTTTGACCCTCGGTCCGAATGCCAGCCACAATCTGACCGGCGGACTGCAGGATCGTGTCACCCGCTTGGTTCGTGCTGGACGCCGTCCAAGTCGTATTGTCCTCAAAGTCAGACCAAGCGATCTTGCGTGGGTCGCCGCCAGCGCCGAGGGCAAACAGGAAGCGGTTCTCCGTCACCACTAGGCCGAGGTTGTCCACGGGGGCATTGGCCACGGCGGCCGCAGGCACCAGCGGATCAAGCTGCCACTCGTAAATTTTACCGTCAGTCGGCGCGCAGGCGACCATATACTGGCCCCATGTGTCCAGCGACCACGTCGTGGCCTCAGAGTAGTTACCCGTGTCTGGGCGGGACTGCCCGTAGAAGCTAGTCCCGAAGGGGCCGCCGCCGTAGCCCGTATTGACTGCTGCGTCACGCAGGCCGGCCGTGTAGCCTGCTGGTGTGATCTCCATGGTCATGCCCGTAGCCGTCGTCGCGTAAAGCGCGTCATAGCTGCCGGCCGCAATCCAGCGCGTTGTGTTGGTGTCCCAAGCGATCATGCCGCGAGGCGGAGACGTGTAGACAGACGCCCCGACGCGATCAACCCAGCCGGCGACGGGACGAAGGCTGCCCTCGTGCCAGCGCACAAGGCTGCCGTCGCGCCAGCGGCCCTCGCTCTCAAGATCGGTGCCGTGATTCATGAAGCCCGGGGGTGGCTTGATCTCTACTAATGGCATTCAGTCGCCCCCTTAAAGTTAAACAACATATGTCCCACCCGACGTGAAGTTAGTCCAAGCGCCACCGTCCTTACGGATACGGGCGTATCCGTTTGCACCTGCACCACCGGGGTTTGCGCCGTTGCCATCATCAAGACCTCTAGTGCCAATGCTAACAACAAGCTGTGTACCGGGGAGGAGAAGCCATGTACCTGTCAGGTATGTGCCAGCCTGCCCACTGCCGCCTGCGCCGCCAGAAGAATCATTCGAACCAGAGTAGTCGCCGCCGCCGCCGCCGCCGCCTGCGCCGTAAGACGCTGATGGGGCCGCACCGCCGGGAGAGTATGTCTCAGAGTAATACGATGGCCCAGCAATGCCGCCAGCGCCATATACAGTCCCAATGCCATTTCTGTTGGGGGCTGGGGAATACCCAGGGTTAATGTATGCATCAAGCCCGCCAAGGCCCCCCGCCGCTGTGAGGTTGGTGATGGCTGCACTTGTAATACTAGACGACCCACCAGAAGGCGCTCGTGTGCTGGCGTAACTGTTAAAGTTGCCGTGGCCACCAGCGCCGCCAGCGCCGATTAGCTGATACTCGACTACGAGCGCTCCAACAGCCCCATAAAAGTTAGATACACTGATAGTGCCAGATGTTGGCACGTTGGTGTTGTTGGCTGTCGTATACGGGCCATTGCGGTAATACTCGCTCAAGCTCGCTGGATTTGACCCGCCGAGCTCAGTCTGGATGTTCCCGATGGAGAGTGGTCCAGTGGAGGGCAAAGTCATTTAGACACTCCCGTAGGCGGTGACGTTTCCGGTGACGGTTAAATTACCCGACGTGTCCAGCTTGGCCTTACCAACACCGCCATACTTGATGACCAGATCGTTGCCAGACAGCGCAAACGACCACGTTGACGCCGCGCCAGTCAGGTTGATGCTGGTGGCGATGGACGCCGCAGTGTTGGCGGCCTTTGCGTTCAACTGCGTCTGGATCGGCGACGTGACGCCGTCAACGTGATTCAACTCTGCCGTCGTGGCCGTGATCCCGTCCAACACCGCCAGCTCCGCGCTGTCCAGCGTGCCAATAAAGTTGCCGAGCGCCGTCCAGTTGGCGTTCAAGGTCGTCCCCCAAGTATCCTCGGAGCCACCGACGGTGGGGTTGCTGTATGTGAAGGCTGTCATTGTCTGCTCCAATGTGTTGAGCGCATATTGTCATTTTTGGCGTGGAAAAGCAACCGCGGCGCTAGAACGCTTTCACCTCACCCAATGTCCCATCAACCACAGCCTGAGCCGCAGCACGTTCCTCCGTGTCAGCGACTATGATCGGGTTAGGTATTACCTCAAGAGTAGGTTCGACCATTGGGTCATCAGCCCACACTAGCTGCTCCACTGTGGCTTCCAGTGGCTCTACAGCGGACTGCACAAGCACACTCTCCACGACCTCATTGCCTTCCTCGTCATACTCACCAGTTGGCTGGTCTTCCCATACTTCAGGACGACCATCAGCTAGGACGTAACGATCCAGCCTTGCTACGGCATTGCCGTATTCTTGAAGCTGCCAGTTGAACGTGTTGTTGGCTACGTTCTCATCGTGATCTGCTGAGAAGGAAGTCATGAAGGCATCGAAGGCACCGTCAGATATGCGGATGGACCTCTCACGGGCTTGGTCAGACCAGACCCGCTTGATGTGTTTCTGCGCACGTCGCTCAAGTTGAACTGGTGTCAGAGGCAGGTCGCCTTTAGTTACAAAGTGGCTCATGCTTTTACTCCGATCACGCAGGTTTGAGTTGTGGCAGAGGGGGCTACAGTAGGCTTAACGTAGTAGTCGAAGCCATCGTAGACCACCTCGTAGTCGTGGGCTACACCCTCACGCTGCAACAGGCCATCCTCGTAGAAGTCTTTGGGTTTCCAGCCTTTGGGAATGGTGTGGATTACGTCATCGTTGGCATCGACTTCGAAGACTGAGACGTTGTCGAAACTAACAGTGCTTGCTAAAGAGCCACGTCCCTCCGTGTGAAGGTAGGTCGTGGTGGTAGTCGCAACGAAAGTCCCCGATAGAGTTTCAACAGTTGTACCTGATACTTGAAGCAGAGTGCCTGAACCAAGAGATGGCCCAATATAAAACTTGGGATTTGTAGCACCACCAGTAAGGGCAGTGACCTCTACCTGAACAGAGTAAG